CGTACCGTGCCCGCACTGCGCCGAGCTGCAGCCACTCGACTGGGGCACCGACAAGCCGCACGGCCTGAAGTGGGACCGAGACGCCGAAGGCCGCGCGCTGCCTGACTCCGTGCGCTACGTGTGCCGCAGCTGCGGCGCCGAGATCCGCGAGCACCACAAGCCCGCCATGCTGGCCGGCGGCCGCTGGGTGGCTGAGAACCTGGGCGCCGCTGCCGGGCGCATCCGCGGCTTTCAGCTCAGCAGCCTCTACAGCCCGCTGGGCTGGCTGAGCTGGGCCACGCTGGTGACCGAGTGGGAGACCGCCATCACCGCCAGCCGCACGGGCGACATCAGCCTGCTGCGCGTGTTCGTCAACACCCGCCTGGCCGAGACCTTCGAGGAGCAGGGCGACCGCGCCGACGAGCACGCCCTGCGCAAGCGCGCGGCCGACATCCCGCTGCGCCAGGTGACCTGGGGCCACTTCGTCATGACGATGGGCGTTGACACCCAGGGCGACCGCCTCGAGGCCTACCTGTGGGCCTGGGGCCGGGGCATGGAGCGCCAGCTGGTGGACCGCGCCGTCTTCTACGGCGATCCTGGTCAAGGCGAGCAAGAGCCCGGCAGCCCGTGGGCGCGCCTGACCGAGTACCGCCGCACGCCCGTGCTGCACGCCAGCGGCCGGCCCGTGCCGCTGCTGGCCTGCATGATCGACTCGGGCGGCCACCACACCCAGGCGGTGTACGCCTACACCCGTGCCCACCAGCACGCGCACGTCTACGCGGTGAAGGGTCAGAGCCAGGCCGGCAAGGCCATCCTGGGCAAGGCCACCGACCAGGACGTGTCTTGGCGCGGCACCAAGCTCAAGGGCGGCGTCAAGCTGTTCCCCATCGGCACCGACACCGCCAAGGCCGAGATCTACGGCCGCCTGCGCAACGAGGCGCCCGGCCCCGGGTACGTGCACCTCTCCCGCCACCTGCCGCCCGAGGTCTTTGAGCAGCTGACGGCTGAGCGCCTGGTCACCAAGTACGTCAAAGGCCGCCCGCGCCTGGAGTGGGTCAAGCCCGCTGGCCGCCGCAACGAGGCGCTGGACTGCGCCGTCTACGCCCTGGCCGCCGCGCACCTGTCGGGCATTGACCGCTGGAAAGAAGGCGACTGGGCCAAGTGGCAGCACCGGGTGGAAGAGCGCAGCCTGTTCGACCAGGTCGAAGCGCCTGCAGCTGCGGCGCCGTCCCCGTCCCCGTCCCCGTCCCCGTCCCCGTCCCCGTCCATGAGCGTTTCACCCAGGCCGCCCGCCGTGCCGCTGCCGCCCATCCCCGCCCCGCGCCCGCGGTTCTCCATCAACTACAAGCGCTGAGCCGCCGCCATGCCCAAAGCCGCCCCACCGCCCACGCCAACCCCGCCTGGCATGCCATGGGATGACGACGCCGCCGGCGATGACATCGTCTGCGACATCCTGCGCCGCGTGGTGGCGCTCACCCCCGGCTTCAGCGCCGCGCTGGTCGCCCAGGTGGACCGCCAGGTGCGCGAGCACTGGGGCGGCGACCGCCCCTACATCGCCAGACGGGCCGGTGAAGGCAGCAGTGCGCGCAACGCCGCCATCCGCCGTGACTACCGCGCCGGCGAGCACGTGGGCGCCCTGTGCCGCAAGTACCGCCTGACCAGGCAGCGCATCCACCAGATCCTGGCCGAGGGCGAGCCGGCCGACGTCAAGCGCCTTGCCTTACCGGCTTGACAGTCCCGCCCATATCGTCAGCCGAAACCGCGCCATGCCCCGGCGCCTCACCGCATGGCAGTAGACATTCCCACCACCGAGCCCAGCAGCGTGAACGCCGGCGATACCTGGCGTTGGACGCGCAGCCTGGCGGACTACCCCGCCGGCGCCGGCTGGGTGCTGAGCTACACCCTCATCAACGCCGCGGCCAAGGTCACCATCACGGCCACCGCCTCGGGCGATGACCACGCCGTCACCGTGGCCGCCGCCACCACCGCGGCCTATGCCGCCGGCAGCTACGACTGGCGCGCCCGCGTCAGCAGGTCTGGCGAGGTCTACACCGTGGGCGAAGGGCGCCTCACGGTGCGCAACGCCTTCAGCGGCGCCACCTTCGACGCCCGCACCCACGCCCGCAAGACCTTGGAGGCCATCGAGGCCGTCATCGAAGGCCGGGCCAGCTCGGAGGTCAGCTATTACATGATCGGCAACCGCCAACTGCGCTACATGACCCCGGCCGAGCTGCTCACGCTGCGCGACAAGTACCGCGCCGAAGTGGCCCGCGAGGACGCCGCCACCGCCGTGGCCGCCGGCCTGCCAGACCGGCGCCGCGTATTCGTGAGATTTGGCGCATGAGCGGGATCTTCGACACCACCCGCCAATGGCTGGCCCAACGCATCGCGCCGGCCGCCCGCGTGCAAAAACGCCGCTTTGAGGCCGCCCGCGTGGACCGCCTCACCGCGGACTGGCAGTCCACCCTCAACAGCATCAACGAGGAGCTGCGCTACGACCTGGACCGCCTGCGCGCGCGCTGCCGGCAGCTGGTCAACAACAACGACTATGCGCGGCGCTTCCGGCTGATGGTGCAGTCCAACATCGTGGGCCCGAACGGCATTCGCCTGCAGGCCCGCGTGCAAGACGGCCCCGGCCAGCCTGACCGCCTGGCCAACCAGGCCATCGAGGCCGCTTGGGCGGCTTGGTCGGCCGGCTGCGATGTCACGGGCCGCCAAAGCCTGCGCGACCTGTGCGAAACCCTGGTCGGCCAACTGCCCAGCGACGGCGAGTTTCTGGTGCGCATCGTGCGCGGCGCCGAGGCCGGCAACCGCTTCGGGTTTGCCCTGCAGGCCATTGACGCCGACCGCATCGACACCAGCCACAACATCGCCCCGGCCGCCGGCCGCAACGCCGTGATCATGGGCGTGGAGGTGGACAGCTACCGCCGCCCGCTGGCCGTGCACATCTTCAGCGGCCACCCCAACGACGGCCACGGCACCAACCGCCAGCGCCTGCGCATCCCCATGAGCGAGCTGGTGCACGGCTACCGCACCGAGCGCCCCGAGCAAGCCCGCGGCATCCCCTGGATGGCGCCTGGCGTCTTGAGCCTGCACCACCTGGGCAAGTTCAGCCTGGCCGCGCTGCTGGCCGCCGAGAACGGCGCCAACCACTTCGGGTTCTTTCAGACGCCTGACGGACAGAGCCCGATCGGCGCCGTAGACAACGACGGCGAAACCATCGCCGTCACCCAGCCCGGCACTTATGACGTGCTGCCGCCTGGCGTGACCTTCCAGGCGCATGAGAGCCGCTACCCCGACCAGGCCATCGGCCCCTTCGTCAAGCACCACCTGCAGCGCATCGCCAGCGGCTGGGGCGTGGCCTACCACTCGCTGGCCAACGACCTGGAGGGCGTGAACTACTCCAGCATCCGCAGCGGCACGCTCGAGGAGCGCGACCGCTGGGCCGCTGACCAGGAGTGGTTCATTGCCAGCTTCCTGGAGCCCGTCTACCGCGCCTGGCTGCAGTACAGCCTTATGGCCGGCAGCATCACCATGCCCAACGGCAGCGCGCTGCCCGCGGCCAAGGCCGACAAGTTTGGCGCCCACGAGTGGCAGGCCCGCCGCTGGGACTGGGTGGACCCCAAGAGCGACGTCGAGGCCAACATCCTCAAGGTGCGCGCCGGCCTGATGAGTCCGCAAGACTTGAGCGCCGCGATGGGCTACGACTTCGAGGACACCCTGGCCGCCATCCGTGACGCCCAGGCCCTGGCCGCCGAGTTCGGCGTGCGCCTGACCGCCTACGACGCCACCCCAGGCGCCGGCGCGCCGGCAATCGCTGCCGCTCCTGCTGGCACTGCGGACGCCGCCGCCAAAGCCGCCGAAGCCGCCAGCCCCGTGGCCGCGGCCATGGATGCCATGGCCCGCGCCCTGCAGGCCGCGCAAGAGCGCGCGCCTCAGCGCATTGACCTGCGCCTGGAGCAGCCGGCCAGCCAGGTGACGGTCAACGCCCCCATCACCATCCGCCAGGCCGACGTGCAGCTCGAGGCGCACATCGAAACGCCCGAGCCGCAGGTGCACATCGAGGCCGTCATGCCCGAAGCCAGGACCGAGGCCCCGGCCGTCACCGTCATCAACCAGGTCGAGCCCGCCCCCGTCACCGTGGTGGACAACCACCCCACGCGCAGCGTGCAAACCGTGGAGCGTGACGCCAACGACGAGATCACCCGCACCGTCACCACCTACGAACGCTGAAGCCGCCCATGAGCATCCGCGAGCAAGTCACCAACGCCAGCATTGACGCCACCATTGCCAGCGCCGCCAGCAAAACCACGTACACGGGCGCCAGCGTCACGCTGGGCGGCTGGCTGGTCAGCTCGGAGGCCGCGGTGCTGTTCGGCATCGTGCTCGGCGTGGCCGGCTTTGCGGTGAATTTGTATTTCCGCTCCCGCGCAGATGCGCGCGAAGAAGCCGAGCACCGGGCCCGCATGCGGGCGCTGCAAGAAACCACCTGAAAGGCCTGAACCATGTCCATGACCAACGCCGCCGAAGCGGCACTCCTCGACCTCCTGTTCCTGAACACCGACTGGGCCGGCATCGGCGACGCTGGCGGCCTGCAGAACAGCGCCGCCGCAGGCTCGTTCTACATCAGCCTGCACACGGCTGACCCCGGCGAAAGCGGCACCCAGGCCACCAGCGAGGTGGCCTACACCGGCTACGCCCGGGTGGCGGTGAACCGCACGGCAGGCGGCTGGACGCGCTCAGTCAGCACCATCAGCAACACCGCCCTGGTGCAGTTCCCCCAAGCCACGGGCGGCAGTGCTACGGCCACGCACTTCGGCATCGGCACGGACTCCACAGGCACCGGCAACCTGCTGCTCAAGGGCGCGCTGAACAGCTCATTGTCGATCAGCAACGGCATTCAGCCGCAGTTCGCGGCCGGTGCACTGACGGCTACGGTGGACTGATGATTCCGGCGGCCCAGCAGGCAGCGGACGAGCAGATGCTGGCGCCGCTGTTCCGGTGCTCGGAGTGCAACGAGCCCGTGATCGCTTACAACGGGCGGTTCTTCCGAACGTGCGAGCACTTGGCCGCGCAGGTGATGGCAACCCCCGAGGCGGCGAAGGCGATCAATGCCCACCAGTAGCATCCTGGCCAACTCCTGGAACAGCAACAAGGTCTGGCGCCAGCATTGGCACAAGACCGCGAGCCCGGTGACCACTGCATCGGGCTTCTGGCTGGACCTGTCAATGGCCGCAGGCACACCGAAGTTCAACGCCTACGTGGGCGATGCGCTGGCCTACACGCCCCTGGTGGGCGGCTCCAACAACGGCATCAACGCGGGGCTGGGGGGCGACAGCTACATCACCCGCTACAACCTGGGGGGCGGCGGCACGGGCAACGGCATCTGGCCGGCCAGCGCCCTGCTGCTGGACTACTGTGGGTTCTACCCGTTGGTGGACATGGACTCCACCGACCCGCAGGCGTTTGACAACACCAACTTCTCCAGCCGCTACACGTCGGGCACGCGGCTGATGGTGGTCACCACCATCCCGCAGACGGCGCCGTCGCCCACGCAGGTGGTGCTCGACTATGTGGGCAGCAACGGCGTCAGCACAACCGTGTCGTTCTGGATCAACGCCACACCGGGTGCCGGGCATCTCAACGCCTTCAGCAGCGCCGCAGGCGCCACGTCGGGCTTTGCGGCGCCGTTCGTGCCGCTGGGCGTGGGCACGCTGGACGTGCGCCAACTAACCGGCGTGCAAGTGCTCAACAGCTCGGGCGGCTTCTGCGCGTTCGTCCTGGTCCGCCCGGTGCTGGAGGCGGTGGCCTACGACACCATCACCCCTTACGAGCTGGAGTTTCCGCGCAACCGGGTGCCCCCATTGGTGCCCAGCGGGGCCTACCTCAACCACATCGTGTGCCCGATCAGCAACGGCACGGTCAGTGGCATCACACGCGGCCACATCGTATTCGCAAGGGATTGACATCATGGGATTCGCCAGCTATGACGACTTGATCAACCAAGTCACCACCAACGGGAAAATCTGGACCCAGCCGTGGAACAGGATCACGCCTACGGCGATGACCGCAGGGCGCTGGTATGACCTGTTCTTAGGCGGCAGTGATCGGGGCCAGGGCTACCACGGCAACCACGTCAAAAACTGGGGCTTTGATTCCGCAGCCAACTGGACGCCCGGCACCGGCTGGGTCTGGGGCGTCACGGGCGTGTTCACCAAGACGGCGGGCACGGCCTCGAATTTGACGCAGACCTCGGGCATCACGCTGGAAAGCGGCGTCACCTACACCGTCATCATCACCACCTCTGGTGTTACTGCGGGCCAAATTCAGATTCAACTTGGTGGCGGCGCTGCGGGCACGGCGATCACGACCAACACCACGACCACGCAGGCGGTGGTGGCGGGGGCCACGCAGGATATCGCCATCGTGGCGTCCTCGACCTTTGCCGGCTCGGTGGACAACTTCATCGTGATCGCTGGGGGCACAAACGGCCAGAGCCCGCGCTTTGCGCCGTATGACGCGACCATGCAGGGCAGCATCTGGCCGGGCGATCTAATCAGCGGAACAGCCACCAAGCACCTGCTGACCATGAGCGCCCAGACTGCGGGCGCAACGACCGTGCCGATCACGCTGCTGCTGGTGGACGTGCTGGGCTGCTACGCCCGGATTGACGGCAACACGGCTTCAGCGATCACCTTGGCCAACACCTTGACGCTGCCCAGGTACACGAGCGGCACGGGCGTCATGGCCTACAGCGTGGTGGCGCCCGCCACCACCGGGACAAGCGCGCACAACTGCCTCATGACCTACACCAACCAGGGCAACGTCGGCTCACGCTCGCTGCCGCAAACGGTGGCGTCCACGGTGTCGGCGGTGAACAGCCACATCTACCACTCGGGCACGGCGGCCAACAACATCGGCCCGTTCCTGCCGCTGCAGGCCGGCGACACCGGCATCCGGTCGGTGCAGACCTGGCAGCAAAGCGCGGCCAACGGCACGGCCTCGACCTTCACCAACCTGGTGCTGGCCAAGCCGATCATGGAGCTGCAACTCACAACGCAGTTCTTGCTGAGCGAGCGCGACATGCTGAACCAGTTCCCGAGCCTGCCGCTGATCCAGGAAGCCGCCGCCACCACGAACGCCTGCCTATCCTGGATCGCTTACGCAGGCGCGGCCACCCCGGCCGCGACAAACTTCTTCGGTGTGAACCGCTACGCCTGGGGCGGCTGATGGCTCTGCGTTTCATCGGACAGTCGCCCGTCTCCGCCAACGGCGCCTATTCGGCAGCGCCGGGGCGCACGGTGGGCACTGTGTCCGGCGTGACGCTGCAAACGTCGATGCAGCCGCTGTGGAGCGCCCGTCGCAACCAGACCGCGGCGTTCGGGAGGCTTGCCGGGCAACCGGACGGCACGACGCACCCGGCCTCTTGGTTGATGGCGCTGCGAGCCGGGCGCATCTCGTCCCGGTCCACGCAGATCACGTTCAGCGCGGCAGCATCGGGCACGCTGGGCCTGCCCGCCACGGGTTCGACCAGCATCACCTTCACGGTGCCGCCCGCCGACCTGCAACTGGTGGTGTCGGCCTCGGGCTCGACCTCGATCACGTTCAGCACCACGGCCAGCTTGGCCGGCGCGCTGTCGGCGCAGGGCGCAGCGTCATTCAGCTTCACAGTGCCCAACGCCACGCTGGGGGCCATCATCGACGCGCAGGGCAACGCGCCCATCACCTGGAGCCTGAGCGCCACGCCGCGCGCCATCGGGTCGCTGTCGGGCGACATCACGCCCTTCACCGAACTCAGCCCGCAGTCCCTGTCGGCGGCGGTGTGGGAAGCCCTGGCCAGCGCCTACAGCACGCCTGGCTCTATGGGTGAGCTGCTCAACAGCGCGGGCGCCGCGGCCGACCCGCTGCTGGGCACCGTCGAAGGTGGCCTGACGCTGCGCGACGTGCTGCGCATCCTGCTGGCCGTCAACGCGGGCGATGCTACCGGCCTGGAAGGCTCCAGCATGGTGTTCAAGTCCCAAGACGGCACCGTCGACCGGGTGGAGGCCACCTACAGCTCGGGCGCGCGCACCGTCACATCTGTTGACCCGTCGTGAGCGCCCAGGGCCAATACGCTGGCCAATACTTTGGCGACTACTTTGGCCAGGCCGTCACGCCCGTCGTGCCCGGCGTCATGGTCGGCACGGCGCACATCAGCATCAGCGCCGTGGGCGTGCTCACGGCTGGTTATCCCGTCACGCCCGGCCTCATGGTCGGCACGGCGCACATCAGCCTCAGCGCCTTCGGCGTGCTCACGGATGGCCAGGCGCCAAAACCCGCCGGCGGCTACTGGAGCGACCGCCCCTGGCGTGATGTTCCCTTTAGCCCCATCACCCCACGCCGGCCGCGCAAGAAGCGGCAGGAAGAGCTGGTGTTCCTTGGCCACTGAAGTGAGCACTGTCAAGCCGCTTGCCTTACGCGCTTGACAAGCACCGCCGCACCATGCGGCGCATGAGCAAGCTCCCAGCCAATCTCCAGCGCGCCCTGCCCAAGGGCCGCACCGAGCGCGCCCTGCAGGTAGAGCGCGCCGCCATCGACGAGCAAGCGCGCACCGCCACGTTGGCCTTCGCCAGCGAAACGCCGTATGAGCGCTACTGGGGCATCGAGATCCTGGACATCACGCCCACCGCCATGCGCCAGGGGCGCCTGCGCAGCGGGGCCAATCTGCTGGTCGACCACGACTCCCGAGACGTGGTCGGCGTCATCGAATCTGTCGAGGTGAGTGCGGATCGCGTAGCCCGTGCCACCGTGCGCTTCGGGAGGAGTGCACGCGCAGAGGAAGTGTGGACCGACGTGCGTGACGGTATCCGCCGCAACGTGAGCGTGGGCTACATGATCCACAAGGCGCAACTGGTCGAGACACGGGACGGTGTGGAAACCTACCGCGTCAACGACTGGGAGCCCTTCGAGGTGTCGCTGGTGTCCGTGCCAGCTGACCCCACGGTCGGCGTCGGCCGCAGCCTGGATGCAGGCCCCGATGCAGACCCCCCGGCCGCCGCAACGGCAGCCGCCATTGAACCCAAAACCCCATCCTCGAAGGAGCACAACATCGTGTCCGATGTCATCGTTGAAGCGCGCAACCACGCCGCAGAAATTTCCAAGATCGCCAAGGGCCTGCCCGGCGGCGCCGACATGGCGCTTGACGCCATTCAGCGCGGCCTGACCACCGAGCAGTTCCAAGCTGAAGCCTTGACCAAGCTCGCCAGCGCCCCGCTGCCCACCGCCGACATCGGCCTGGACAAGCGCGAGACCAAGCGTTACTCGCTGCTGCGCGCCTTGAACGCCCTGGCCAACCCGGGCGACGCCGCCGCGCAGCGCGCTGCCGCCTTCGAGCGTGAGTGCTCCGAGGCCGCCGCCGCCAAGCTGGGCAAGCAGTCCCGCGGCTTCATGGTGCCCACCGAGATCCAAAAGCGTGACCTCAACGTCACCACGGCCACAGCCGGCGGCAACCTGGTGGCCACCGATCTGCTGGGCGGCAGCTTCATCGACGCCCTGCGCAACGCCATGGTCATCGACAAGATGGGCACGCGCATGCTGACGGGCCTGGTGGGCAACATCGCCATCCCGCGCCTGAGCGGCACCGGCACCGCCTACTGGGTGGCTGAGAACACCGCCCCCACCGAGAGCGACCAGACCATCGCCCAGGTGACGATGAGCCCGAAGACGGTGGGCGCCTTCACCGACATCAGCCGCCGCCTGCTGCTGCAGTCCAGCCTGGACGTGGAAGCAATGGTGCAGACCGACCTGGCCACCATTCTGGGCCTGGCCATCCAGCAAGCCGCCATCAACGGCAGCGGCGCCAGCAACCAGCCCAGCGGCATCCTGACGCGCGTGACGGCCTCCGTCATCGGCGGCGCCAACGGTGCAGCGCCCACCTGGGCCAACATCGTGCAGCTGGAGTCTGACGTGGCCGTGGCCAACGCCGACGTCGGCACCCTGGGCTACCTGACCAACGCCCGCGTGCGCGGCAAGCTCAAGACCACCAGCAAGGTGACGGGCCAGAACGGCTTTGTGTGGGATGACGGCGACACGCCCATGAACGGCTACCGCACGGCCGTCACCAACGCTGTGCCGTCCAACCTGGTCAAGGGCACCTCGGGCTCCGTCTGCTCGGCCATCGTGTTCGGCAACTTCGCTGACCTGGTGATCGGCATGTGGGGCTCGCTGGACCTGATGGTGGACCCGTACACCGGCAGCACCGCCGGCACCGTGCGCGTGGTGGCCCTGCAGGACGTGGACGTGCAGCTGCGCAACGTGGTGAGCTTCGCCACGATGGTGGACGCGCTGACCACCTGAGCCTGACGGCAACGCGCACCCAGGGCCCAGCATGTTCATCGAAGACTACAGCGCCTTCCTGGCCGACTTCGCGGTGCCCTGCACCGTGGCCGGCCAGGCGGTGCGGGCGATCTTCGACAACGACTTCGCCCTGGGCAGCGCGGGCATCGGCATGGCGGGCACCCAGCCTGTGCTGACGCTGCCCACAAACATGCTGGCCCAGGACCCTGTGGGTCAGTACGTGCTGATGATGGATGAATCTGACCCCAGCTTGTCACTGTCTTTCACGACGGGCGAGTACCAGATGCCCACGAGCTACCTGGTGGCCGCCCATGAGCCTGACGGCACCGGCATGAGCCGGCTGCTGCTGGAGCGCGCCTGATGAGCGCCCACCTGGCCATACAGCAGGCCATCTTGGCCGCGCTTACCGCGGCGCCCGCCCTGGCCAGCGGCAACGTGCGGGCCAACGCCACGCGCCCCGTGGCCGCGGCCAGCGGCCAGGGTGTGGTGGTGCGCCTGGCGCAAACGCGCGCCGCCACGCCGCAGCTGCTAGGCGGCCCGTATGACTGGACCACGCGCTACGAAATCGAGTGCCTAGCGCGCAGCGCCATTGGCAACGCGGACCCCGTGGCCGCCGTGGACACGCTGCTGGAATCCGTCTGGTCCCGTCTGTCGGCACTCAACACCACCGGCCTGGGCGTGGTGGACGTGCGCATGCAGCCCGCCATCGACTGGCAGCTCGATGACAACGAAACCCCGGTGGCCGCCGCCACCGTGTACCTGCTTGTGAACCACCGCACGGCCAGCACCACGCTGGCCGCGCAGAACTGACCCCGGAGCAATCTGACCATGCCCCAGACACCCGCCACTTCCGCGCCTGCTGCGCCTGCCGCACCAGTCGGCACCCCGCCCGGCGGTGGCCGCTGGACCTGGAGCGGCAGCGCCTGGATGCCCTTGCCCGAAACCGACGAGGCCGCCGCCCCCGCAGCAGCCCCCACCCCCACCGCACCGAAGGAGTAAGCCGCCGTGCCTCGCCTCATCCGCAAAACCGCCATCCTGGCCAAGGTCGAGACGACCTACGGCGTTGACTCTGTGCCCACCGGCGCGGCCAACGCCATGCTGGTCAGCAACGCCAGCTTCAGCCTCGCGTACAACAACGTCGAGCGCAACTTCATCCGCCCATACTTTGGCGGCAGCGGCCAGCTGGCCGGCACACGCTTTGTGGAGTGCAGCTTCGAGGTCGAGCTGGCCAACAGCGGCACCGCCGGCACCTGGGCCCCGCTGCTGCGCGCCTGCGGCATGGCTGAGAGCGTGCTGGCCACGCCGGCCCGCGTGGAGTACACGCCCGTCTCGGCCACTTTCACCAGCCTGACCATCTACTACCACATCGACGGCGTGCGCCGCGTGGCCACCGGCTGCATGGGCAACGTGGAAATCATGCTCAACGAGGGTGCGGCGCCGATGATGCGCTTCACCTTCGCCGGCCTGGACGGCGGGCGCACCGCCACGGCAGACCCCGGCGTCACCCTCACCGCCTTCCGCACCCCGCAGGTGGTGTCTGACGTCAACAGCGGTGACATCAATCTGGGCTGCAGCTACAGCGCCGGGGCGCTGGCCAGCGGCACGGTGTACCCGTCGCGCGGCCTGAGCATCAACCTGCAAAACACCGTCAGCCGCAAGGCCGTGCTGGGCGGGCAGTCCGTAGCAATCTCTGACCGCAACGTGCAGGGCAGCATGCAGCTGGACCTCACCGCCGCGCAGGAGGTGTCATTCCTCACCGACATCAACGCCAACACCAACACCACGCTGGGCTTCACGCACAGCACCGGCGCGGGCGTGGGCATCATCGTGCACGCCCCTCAGGTGCAGCGCATCGACCCGAGTGACACCGAGTACGAGGGCGACATTCACATGGGGCAGAACCTGCGCTTCATGCCCACCACCGCTGGCAACGACGAGCTGCGGCTCGTCTGCCTGTAAAGGGGTGCTGGCATGAGTTTTCGTCTGGTTGTCTCTGACACCATCAGCGTGCCCGTGGCCGGGCGCATACCGGATGCCGCCGGCCGCGCCATGCCCTTCAGTTTCACGCTGACGGCCCGGCGTTTGCCCGCCACCGAGCTGCGCCTGGCCATCGAAAGCAACGACCGCACCGTGCCTGAGTTTTTGGACTCGGTGGTGGTCGGCTGGTCCGGCGTGCAGGACGATAACGGCGTGGAGCTGCCCTTCAGCGGCTCGGCGCTGCATTCACTGCTGGACATCGTTGGCATGGCCGGCCTGGTCCTCAAGGCCTACATCGAGGCCTGTGGCGCCAAGGGCAAGGAAAAAAACTGAGGGAGGCGGCGCGCCTGCTTGCGCGCGGTGAACTCACCCGTGGATCTGATGATGACGCGCCGCCCACCCATGACGACCCAGATGACGAGTCGGCTGCAGCCCTGGCGGCCTTTGGCCTCGTGGCGGTGGATGACGCCGCCGCGGCGCACAAGCCGCGCGTGTTCTACCTGTGGGCCGAGCACCAAGATGTGCTGGCCGTTTGGCTGGCCTGCCGCACCCAGTGGCGCACCGGCTTTGCCGGCGCCATCGGCCTGGATTACGCGGGCGTGGAAGCCGAAACCCTGGTCGAGTGGACCCGCCAGCGCCGCGCCGATGAGCAGCGCGCGCGCCGCCACTGAAGCTCTCGGGGCGCACTGATGGCCATCAGCGACATCGGCATCAAGCTCAGCCTGGAGGGCGTCAGCAGCGTCCAGGGCGGGCTTTCCCAGGTCTCCGGCCAGCTCGGTGAGCTGGACGGCGGCGCCATGCGAGTCGGCGACGCCTTCAACCGCCTGGGCGGCGTGGGTGCAAGCGTCGTCGGCAGCCTCAAGACCGCCTTCGTGGGCATCTTCGGCGTCGTCGGCGCGATGCAGCTCTCGCGCGAATTCGTGCAGATGGCGGACGCCATGACGCTGCTGAACGCGCGTCTTCGGCTGGCTACCGGCGGAGGCGACGAGTTTCTGCAGTCTCAGCGTGCGATCTACCAGATCGCCCAGGCCAACGGGAGCGCGCTGCAGGAGACCACCACGCTCTACACCAAGCTGCTGGAGCCGGTAAAGCGGCTCGGCGGCGGGGTGAAAGAAAACACCGCCATCGTGGAGGCTTTCTCCTCCGCGCTGCGGGTCGGTGGCGCCTCCACCCAGGAGGCGGCTTCCGCGACATTGCAATTCGCCCAGGCTATGGCCTCGGGCAAGCTCAGCGGCGACGAGTTCCGCTCGCTGGCCGAGGCCTCGCCACGCTTCATGCGCGCACTGGCCGATGGCATGGGCGTGCCGATCGAGGCGCTGAAGACCATGGGCACCGAAGGCAAGCTCACCGCGGACGTGGTCGGCAACGCGCTGATAAAGCAGCTCGGGGCGTTGCGCGACGAGGCGCAACAGATGCCCGACACGGTCGGCGCGGCCTTCCAGCGCATGAAAAACGACGTGGCGCTGATGGTCGATGAGGTCAACACCGCGCAGGGCGTGACGCAAGGCCTGGCCGAGCTGCTCGGTGTGGCCAATGGCGTGGTGCTGAGCATCGCGCAGGCGTTCCGCACCTGGGGCAGCTCCACGCGCGACGCATCGTCGGGGCTGGACTCCATGAGCATCATTGCTGCCGCTGCCGGTACGGTGCTCGAGACGCTGATCGTTCTGGCCAGTGACGTCGCCTTCGTCTTCAAGAGCATGGGCCGCGAGATCGGCGGCATCGCCGCGCAGTTCTCGGCCATGGGCGAGGCCGGTGGCGTCTTTACCTCCGCGGGCCGGGCCGCTTGGACGCAGGTGGGCAACATGATGAAAGAGGACGCGGCTGCGGCCCGCCTCGAGCTGGACCGCTTCCAGGCCAGTGTGGTGGGCGCCACCAGCCGCGTGCTGCAGCAAAGAGACGCCATCAAGAACCACAGCCTGTCAGCTGAGGAAAGCCGCAACGAGTTGGACCGCCTGGGCAATCAACACGGCGTGACAGGCCAAAAGACGCTGGAATTAAGCGCCGCCACCAAGCAGGCCAAGGAGTCCGTCGACCAGGCCGCCAAGGCTGGGCAGGACTACCTGGCGAGCCTGAACGCGCAGTTTGCGGCGATGAATCAGCAGATCAGCCTGGGCCGCGAGCTGACCAAGACCGAAAGCGAGATCCTCAAGATCGAAGAAGAGGTGCGCGCTGGCAAGAAGAAGCTCACCGACCAGGAGCTGGAATCCGCCCGCGCCAAGCTGCTGGAAATAGACGCCATGCGCGAGCAGGTGGCGCAGATCAAAGAGGGCGAGAAGGCCACGCTGGCGGCCATTGCGGCGCGCGAGAAGGAATACGCCGCCGCGCTGCAGATCACCGAAAACCTGCGAGAGCAGGTGCTGGCGCAGGAAGCCGCCAACCTCACCGCGCAGACCGGCGTGGATTACACCGGCCAGCTCACAGTGGCCAAGCTGCGCGACGCGGCGGCCACGGCTGAGCGCAACGCCATCCTGGCCATGGAGCGGCAGGAAAACGACGCCCTGGCTGACCAGTACCGCCAGCAGGCGGCCGGCTTGCGCGCCCTGGCCGACGCCAAGGAGCAAGGCATTCACATCAAGGCCGCCCAGGAGGCCAACGCCGAGTGGCTCAAGGTCACCGACAGCATCAACAACGGCCTGACCGACGCGCTCATGCGCGCCTTCGAGTCGGGCAAAGGGTTCTTTGAGGCCTTCAAGTCCACCCTGGTCAACGCCTTCAAGAGCATGGTGTTGCAGCCCACCATCAAGGCCATCATGGCGCCCGTCAGCGGGGCGATCGGCAGCATGTTGGGGTTTGGCAATGCGGCCGCTTCGACAGGAGCCGCAGGCAGCGCTGGCGCAGGCTTGGGGTCACTGCTGTCCAGCGGCATGAACTTCTTGAGCGGCGGCACCATCAGTGGCGCCGCGCTCAACCTGGTCAATTCCGGCCTGGGCCAGACGCTGGGCCTGAGCAGCCTGCAGAACATCGGCGGCAACATGATCGCCGGGCCCACGGGCCTGGGCAGCATGCTCGGCTCGGGCCTGGGCATGCTGGGCAACGGCTTTGCGGGCTACGGCATCAGCAAGGCCCTGTCTGGCGGCTACAGCGCTGGCGGGGCGGTCAACACCATCGCGGGCATCGCCAGCGCCATCCCCGGCATCGGCCCGATTGCCGGCGTGGTCGGTGGCCTGGTCAACCGCGCCTTCGGCATGAAGGCCAAGGAGATGAAGGACGCCGGCATCGAGGGCACGATCTCGGGCGGCGACGCCACCGGCCAGCGCTACCAGGACTGGTTCCAGAAGGGCGGCTGGTTCCGCAGCAACAAGACCGGCACCAACTTCAGCGAGCTAGGTGACTCGCTGTCGGCCGCGCTCGACTTCGGCGCCAAGGGCGTGCTCGAGCAGACCAAGGCGTGGGCGGCTGCGCTCAAGCTGCCGGCGGCCACGTTGTCCGAGGTCACCACGTCGTTCAAGGCCAAGCTGACCGGCGACGCGGCGGAAGACCAGAAGGCGATCGACCTCATCTTCCAGACGTACCAGGACGCGCTGGCCGGCAAGTTTGAGGCCGTCATCGCACCGTTCCAGCAGGCCGGCGAGACCATCGCCGACACGATGCAGCGGCTGGTGGCGCTGTCGCAGGTGAGCGAGTCGCTCAACACCCTGGGCGGGGTGTTCTCCAAGATCGCCACGTCGTCCATCGAAGCCCGCGAAAACATCATTGCGCTGGCCGGCGGCATCGAGAACCTGATGGCCATCTCGGGCCAGTTCGTGGCCGACTACTACACGGCTCAGGAGCAGATCGGCCTGACCGCCAAGGGGCTCAAGGAGCAGCTGGAGGCGGCCGGCGTCACGGCGGCGGGTGACCTGTCCAACAAGGAGGAATTCCGCAAGCTGGTGGAGTCGGTGGACGTGTCCACCACCCAGGGCCAGGAGCTGGTGGTCACGCTGCTGCAGCTGGCGCCCGAGTTTGCCCGGCTGACCGAGGCGCTCAAGACAGCCGACATCGAGGGCTCGCTGGCCGAGCTGGCCGACAAGGCGCCCAACACCGCTGTGCTCGACAGCCTGCTGCCCGAGGCGCAAAGCACCACAGCAGCCATTGGCGATGTGGCCGAGCAGATCAAGGCTGGCAACGACACCCTGGCCAAAATCGAAAAAGCCATCAGCGACGGCAACGTGAGCATCGCCACCGGGCTGGCCGCGCTGGCCGTGGCCACGCAGAACGTGGCCAACCTGCAGGCCCAGGTCGCGGCCAACACGGCGGCTACTGCCAGCAACACCGGCAACAGCGCGACCAACGCGGCGCTGGCTGACTCCGCGCCGACTTACAGGGCCGACGTGGGAGCCAACAGCTTTACCGTGTCTGTCAGCAGGGAAACGGACTGATCCATGCTGATCGTCACCGCCGAGATCACCGCCTACGACACCGCCATCCCCGGCGAGGTCACGCTGCGCTACTCCACGCACGGCTACGTCAGCGGGCCGACCGAGAGCCCAGCTAACACCTACTGGGACAACCGCATCATCCAGGGCGGGAACT